AGTTTGTTAGGTGGTGTGAGAGGCGCTGATGGGGGAGCCGGTGGAGTTGGCGCTATTTACCTAAGTCAAGAATCAACATCTGGAGGCTCTGGAAATAATTATTCATCTGCTCAAGCTAATTGTGTTAGAGCATATACAAATTCAGCAGGAGCAAGGGGAGCTGATGGAACTGGAGATATTGACACTGGTTCATCTGGTGGTTTTTCAACAGGTGGTACAGCTGCTGGTACTTCAAGTGCGACAGCAGGAAATGTAAGTGTTTTAGATGCTGATTTAACATATGTAATTGCTATGAGAGATTTTTTTAGTACAGATGGGACGGGCTTAATTCCCCCTTTAAGACCTAGCGCTGGTTCTCAAGGCGGAGGCGGTGGAGGAGGCGGAGGATTGTCTGGAGCAGATGATCAAGATACCGGTTCTGGAGGTGGCGGAGGCGGACAAGGTGGCGGTGGAGGAGGTCATGTAATGGTATGCGCAAGACTTTTATCTGGAACTTTAAGTAATTTAACTCTCCAAGCAAACGGTGGAGCTGGAGGAGCTGGAGGTAATGGAGGGACTGTAAATGGTTATGGAGGAAGAGGAGCGGGTGGAAACGGAGGTGATGGTGGATGTGTAACTATTATAAGTGGAACAGATCCTGCAGATGTGGTTTGTCAAGCAAATGGAGGAGCAGCTGGCGCAAATGGGAGTTCGGGACATAATGCTAATATAGGAACTCCAGCCGCTGGTCAAACTGGAACAACTATTAAAATACATTGTTAAATAACATTGGATAAAAAAAGTATGTTAATTAAATTAAAGAGTACAATTATATAATCTCATGGCAGATAATTTATTTTCAATAGGAGCATCTACTGGTAAAAAAGCAGGTCAATATAAAGCCAGTCTTTATGATATTGAATCCGGTGATCAACAAAGAATGTTATCTCAAGAATTGAGTAATGTTAAACAAGATCAATTTAATAAAACAATAGGAACTATATCAGATAC